GGGCGCACCGGCCGGCGGTGAATCTTTACGGGCCGCGCAACGTGAACCTGTCGATCAGGGCGCAGCCGCGCAAGCGGAAGCTGCTGCACCTGGACCCCAGGCACACGTTCAAGACGACTCTGAAGCGCGTGGACCGGATCATGTGGATTGCGGCCTTTCCGGAGGAGATGACGATCCTGAACCAGAGCGCCACGCAGCCGCTGAGCCAGGCGGTGAGCTTCAAGACGGCGATGGCGTTCTACCGCGCCAAGGGCTGCCCGGCGAGACCGCTGCACCTTTTGTTCCCTGAAATCGTTGTGGATCGGTATCCAGAGGCGGTGTGGAACACGCCCAACCGCAGGCAGAGCGGCTCGGGCGATCTGGATGCGACGCTGGCTTTCACTTCGCCGCAATCGACGCAATCGGGCTGGCACCCGCTGCTGCTGGACAACGACGACGTGGAGGACACGAAGAACAGCGGGATCAGCGCCAGCGCGGAGGTACGGCAGGGCGTGGTGGATATCTGCGACCAGAACGAGAACCTGATCCGAGACGGCGGGTTTGTGAACACCGGAGGGACGCGCTACCATCCGCTCGACTACTACGGCAAGTGCCTGGAGCGCGCGAAGGAGAACCCGGAGAGCTGGGATGTGCTGGTGCGGTGCAGTATCAAGCGCAAAGATGGTGCCAGGCTGATACCAGGTGAATTTCCAAAGGAAGATGAATGCGAGTTACAGTTTCCCGAGTTTAAAAATCTGAGCTACGCGCAACTGAAAGAGAAGTTCTATGCGAACTACGAGAGCTTCCAATGTCAACAAAACAACGATCCTCAAGGCGGTTCGGTCACTAAATTTGACCCAAAGCTTTACGACAGCCTGCAGATTGAGCCGGGGCGGATCCCGCGGGCTGGGGAGGTCTACATTGCGTGGAGGCCACGGTATGGGGGCAAGCCGGGGATGGCTAAGTACAGCGAGGGTGCAGCGGCCAGGATTGTGGATGGCAAGGTGTACGTTCTTGACGCTTGGCAGGGGACATACAGCCCTTCCGGTGAGGCGGAGAAACTTATTTTTCAAGCCAAGGCGCATAACGTCGATGGAATAATGATCGTCGCGGTGCCAGGGTCGGAATATATTATGGCGGGACTGCGCAACGAGGCCGCGCGCAGGAACCGCAGCGTGAAGTTGCAGTCGATAGAATTTGAAGAAGATGACAATCGACGCACGGCGGCTATCGAGCAACTCGAACCTCTCATGAAGGTAGGGCGGGTGATGTTTTCGACCGCGATGTCGAAGGCGAACGAGTGCCGCAATCAATTTGTCCATTTTGGCTTAATGGAAGAGCAGGGCATTATTGAAGCCATCAGTAAGTTGGGGGATCTAGTGCCTATCTCCCAGATGCGCGCCTCGATGTCGGAAGAGGAAATCGAATACCAGCGCAGACGTAGAGACGACGCTTTGTTAAGTGCCTTTCTCGGCCAGCAGGGCATGAATGTAGTCGATGAGTCAATTCGTCAGAGAACAGAAGCGCATTTAGCGGCGATGTCGAAGGTGAGCCACTTTGGGTTGCCGCCGATGCCTGGAGGGCTGGATGGGTAAGCCTGTCGTGGTCGATCTTTATTGCGGACTTGGCGGCTGGTCGGATGGCTTCCTTGCTGAGGGATACGAGTGCGTCGGGTACGACATTGAAGCGCACGATTACGGCTCAGGCGGCTATCCCGGCGAACTGGTCTTGCGCGACGTACGATCAATCCATGGCAGCGAGTTCAAGGACGCGGCTTGCATTGTGGGGTCGAGTCCGTGCCAAGAGTTCAGCTACCGCGCAATGCCCTGGAAGCGGGCTAAGGCGCTCGGGCCGCCAGTGCTGGGGATAGAGCTATTCAATGCGCAGTTCCGCATCCAGCGTGAGGCGTCTGAGGCTGCAGGACACTATATTCCGATGGTGGTTGAGAACGTCAGGGGCGCGCAACCATACGTGGGACCAGCCCGCTGGCATTATGGGAGTTTTTATCTTTGGGGCGATGTGCCAGCGTTGATGCCCATGACTCTGGCCATCAAAGTCAAAGGCTTTCGCTTTGATGGCCAGAGTCATGGCTCGTTTCAATCTGCAGCGGTAAAAACGGTCGGCCATGCCAACATCCGCGACGGTCACACGCACACGCGCCACTTAACGAATCAGCGGGAGAGCGACGCTGTGAAGGTTGCCAACATTCCCAAACACCCTCGCGAAGATTTCGGCTGGAATCATTCAGAGGAGTTGCAGGCGGAACGCAGAGAGGGCATCAAACAACCGGGTCTTTCAAGCGAACGCGAAAACGGCAAAGGCGACAAGTGGTTTGAGCAAGGAGCGGCGAAGCATGGCTCTAGATCAGATTCCCGCAAGGCTGCATCGGCGATGATTGCGAAGATACCGTTCGCGCTGTCGAGTCATATAGCTCGCTGTTACAAGCCGGCGGGGTTAGGGTTGGTGGCGAATGGCTGATGGAAACAAAGTAACAATCGCTGTGGTCTGGTGCGGCAAATGCGGATGGGGGATGGAATGTTCGGAACAGCAGCATTATCACTGCCCGAACGCTGATTGCGAGCGCTTCGGGACACTGTGGGAGTTAAGGCTGTTTATGAATGAAGTAGTCGGCGCGAAAAATATTCCAGGGGTGAAGCTTGGCTGACAGCAACGAATTGGCGGCGAGGGTATCGGGCGACGGGATGCCGCTTGGCAACGAGCTGACGCTGCCAATAAGAGGCACGCAGGTTGAGCTCACGCCGGGGGGCGTGAAGGCGCCGGCGTTCGATGACGACGCGGCGGGGACGATTGCCTGGAACGATTACCGTAAGGCGCTGGAGTGGGTCGATCAGAACTCGTGGCTGGCGGAGTGGCAGTATGTGGATTACCTCTACCAGAGCCCGAACTATGACCGCGACTGGCGGTTCACGAACAGGCCGGCGCGGATCTCGCGATTCCTTGTGCTAAAAAACAGCAGGACCATGAGCACGCAGGTGCGGCGCGGGATCTTTGGGGAGAGCAATCCGTTTCTACTGAAGCCGCGCGGCAAGCTGGCGGGGAACGAAAACGCCGAGCTGATCCTGAACGCTTGGACGGAACTCTTTAACGTACTGAATGACCGCGCCGATTTTGAATTTAATTTCACCCTCCTAATCGAGTCGCAATCATTGCAGGGAACTGGCATCGGCATCCCGCAGTGGGAAACGAAGAAGGTTGTCCGCAAGACACGGCACCGCAAGACACCCCCGGTGCAGATCAACATGCCCGTGGGACCGCCCGCGAAGGTGAACACCTGGGAGAGCGATGACTTTGTGGTGAAGGAGGAAACGGTCGAGGAGAGCTGGCCCTACTTCGAGTATCGCCGGCTGGGCACCACGCTGTGGAGCGAGACGTGGCGCACGCCGAACCGGCCGGACCTGACGGGCGGCTATCGCATCGACATTGACTCCGTGACCCTGCAGGACCTGCAGCAGATGCGGGCAAACACGGACTGCTACAAAGACATTCCCGGCGATGAAGATTTGAAGACTTACTTCATCCAGAACCCGCTGGGCGATGCGCCGGTGGGCACGGAGCTGGCGCAGGGGATGCAGGCCAACGCGAGCAATGTGATGCACGCGAGCGGCGAGAACGTGCAGACTAGCCAGGACCCATTTCTAAGGCCCCTGCTGAAGATTAGCCGCTGGGATAAAGAGCGCGTGGTGGAAGTGCTGTGCTACGAGGGACGGCGGAAGGTGATCCGCAACGAAGAGCATGGGATCGGAGACCATGCGTTAGGTTACTCGGCCACATGGATCAATATCGACAACAGCGGCTATGGAATAGGCGTGGGGCGGCTGAATGCGGGCGACCAGCGGATTGAGCAGGGCACGCTGAACGAGGCGCTGAAGATGATCGCCTTCCCGATGAACGCGCCGACGCTCTACGACCGGGGCAGCGGCAACGCGCCGACGCAGAACACGATTGTAGGCCTGGGGCAGTTCCTGGGCGTGGACACGGGCAAGAGCGGCGACGTGAACAAGGCTGTGGGCTTTATGAAGATGCCGGAGATTCCTCCGGAGGCGTGGAAGCTGCTTGACTTTGCGCACCGCGGCGGGGCGGAGCTGGTGGGCGCCGACTCGATTGCGATGCAGGGGAACGTGAGCACGCCGGGCAGCTCTGCCATGCGGACGGCGGCGGGGGTGAACCGCGCGGGCGGCAAGGCGGACGAGAATGTCAGCGATCCGCTTGCGCATCTGGAGGGAATCATCAAGCTGTGGCTGATGTTTGTGTGGGACATGGTGCTGGAGAATATGCCGATCGCGGAGATTAGGGGGATACTTTCAGACAGGTACGGCTCGGCGATTCTGGACCAGATCGACGCCGAGGAGTTTTTGAACGCGGAGTTCGAGATCAACATTCTGGCGGGGCAGAAGCTGCAGGCCAAGGCCGCGATCATGCAGTTGATTCCCTTCCTGCTGCAGATTGTGCAGCAGCCGCAACTGATGCAGTGGCTGCATGAAAAGGGCTGGACGATCAACTTCAAGAGCATCGAAGACATCTTCCAGCGGATGAGCGAGCTGCAAAGCTGGCAGGATATTTTCGTTCGGTTGACGGACGAGGAAAAGCAGACCATGCAGCAGAACCAGGCCGGGGCGCAAAAGGTGCAGGGCGCACTGGCTGTCGAAAAAGTGCGGGGCCAGAACAAGCTGCAACAGGTGCAGGCGCAGGGCGCGCAGGACATGCAGCAGACGCTGGTGGAAAAGGCGCTGGACAAGATTGGGCCGGAGGAGCTGGCGGACGCGGAAGGGCGCCTGGAGCGAAATCAGGATATTGGGACGCTGCAGAGCGGGGTTCAGGGGGTGGGGGAGTGATGTACATGGACATTCTCGATCAAGGACCGCTGCCACGGCGCGGGGACAGGCTGCGCTCAGCGAAAACGACTTACTTTGTGATTTACGCCCATGTGGTTAAGCGGCGCGATCCGGCCAGATGCCCACGCGTCACGATGAAGGCGATTCCAATGGACGAATTAAAGCAGGGCACCAGGACCGCGCTGATCAGATCGGCTATCCGAGGGCACGGCCAGTCTTGCCTTTTCGAGTTCCGCTGGTATCCGCGCGGGAAGAAGGCCAAAACGTTCGAGCAGTACATGAGGGTGGGGAATTATGGCTAATGCAATGCAGGACGCAGCTACGAACTTCGAAAAGTACATGCGCGGTGAGCCGCTAAACGAAGAGTTGCAGGCGCTGCGGGATGGGAGGCTGAACGAGTTTACGCCGATGCCGGGGACTGGGACAGGGCCGGAAGCTACGATTCAACTAGGCCCAGACAATGTAAACAGGCCGCTCGACAAGTGGGAACGGGAGGCGCTGAAGGAGCTGCGGCAGGGGCCGGGATGGGGCGGCCTGCAAAGAATTATGCAAAAAGCTATCCGAACCCATGAGGAATCTGCTATTTTACTCAGTCAGGAAGACCCGTTGGGCAAGCAGAGCGAAATCGCGCAGGAATGGGCTTATGTGAAGATATTCAAGCGGGTGCACATGGAAGTGAACCTGCTGGTGGAAGCGGAGATCGAAGAGCTGGGGCACGTGGAGAAACAGGGATGAGATCGCAATTTGAAAAAGTCACGGCGACCCAGATCGAGGAAACATGGGCCAGATACGGCGACGGGCGACCCCTGAAGGAAGGTTTCAGCCAGTGGATGGCGGACTTTATGAACAAAGAGGAAGAGCCGCCGATTCCCGAACTAATCATGTCGGCTGTCATGCTTCACCTATTTACAATGTGTGGCATTGGTACTTGGAGTAATGCACGATGAATATCGGACGTGAAGCCAGCAAGATATTCGGTAAATTTGCCGTATTGAACTTCCCGAAGGAGGCTCAAAATTAAAGGCTACTGGAGCGAGACACGGCCGAACGGCGACCCGGTGGAAGCCGGGACGGTGTGCTGGATGCAGGACTACACCGATGAGGGCATGGGCCTGGTGCCGGTTTACGGCAAGTCGACAGACGAAGTGCTGGAGAAGCTGACGCGGACCAACGCGCATGCCCAGGAGACACTCGCGCGCCGCGCAGCCGCAACGGCCCAACCCGCGGGGGCGCAGACCGCACCACACACTCCGGCTGCTGCGCCGCGCCGGAGCATTTCAGCCGATGAAGTGATGCGGGCCACGGCGGACCTGCAGAACCCCGCCAAGGCCGGGGAAGCGATTGGCACGCTGATTGAAGCACAGACGGGCGTGAACCCGGTGGAGCAGGCCAGGCGGAACTATGCGGTGCTGGCGCTGCACTGGGAAGAGCTGCACCCGGAGTTTTATCAGCACCCCGGGAACCGGCAACTGGTGGGCAGCAAAGCTCTGAGATTAGCGGGCGGCAAGCCGGGCGCGGTGACAGAAGCGATTCTTACTCAGGCATTTACTGAGTTGCAGGCCGAGGGTCTGCTTTTCGAAGAGCCGGAGCAGCACGCGCCGGCACAACAGCAACCATTACCCTCCACGACAATTCCCGGCGAGAACCGGGTTCAAGGTAACGAGAGGCCAAGAGGCACGCGGTTTTCGACGGGCATGCGCAGCACGGGCTTCAGCGCGCCGCAGACCACGCAGACAAGGGCTTTGAAGTATACCGAGGAGCAGATTCGCAACATGCCTGAAAAGGAACGCCGGAGAGTTTTCGACGATCCGGATTACATCAAGGCATGCGAGTTCTACTACTCCGAGCAATCGGCCTGAAGGCCGGGGAGCGGGCGATGAGAAAAGCAGGGAACAGGGGACAGGGAACGGGGAACGGACAGCGCCCTGCGGGACCGCGCACGCTTGACATGAACAGCGTGAGTGTGGCCGCAGAGTGCGTGGTACGCGCGGTGCTGCTGCCGGGCGTGAAGGTGGTAATGGCGGTGGGCTGGCTGCTGCTGGTGCTGGGCATGTCGGCCTTTACGGCGTCAGCCATGAGCCTGGACAACGGGACGGCCTATGCACGCTCAGGCATGCTGGGCGACGGGCCAAGTCCGGCGGCGCAGACCAGCGCCAACATGCCGCAGGCGCGGATGACGATCCACTACAACCGGGTCTTCATGCAGTGGCTGTACATGTACCTGAACAAGCTGATGCTCTGCACCCACATGGACCTGCCGGAGAAGAGCGGCCAGACGTTCCGCAACTTCATGAGCATTCCGCTGGGTCCGGATACGCAGCAGCAGACGGAAGGCACGCTGAATTCGCCGGAGCAGATCTCGGTGAACTTCAGGGATATTGTGGTGGGCCAGTGGACCAACTACAACAACATCTCCGACCTGGCGTTCATGACCAGCATCAGCAATGACCTGGAAGAGAACCGCCGCATCATGGCGTACCAGCTCGGGCAGACGATCGACGACCTGGTGATGTACATGTTCGATTACCTGCGCACGTTCGACACGCGCACCGCCAATCAGGACTCGCTGTCCGCGCCGTATGCGTTCACCAAGAACATCATCGAGCAGATGCCGGCTTCACTGAGCGGCGCCACGGTTCCCCCGATGCAGAGCGGAACGTACAACGGCTCGATTCACCCGTTCTTTGTGGGGGATTTGCAGCTCGACAACAGCAACAATTCCGTGGTGGACATCTGGAAGCACACCGACGCCGGCCAGTTGAAGCTGGAAGGGCTGACGATGGCGGACGAGGGCCAGGGCTCGACGAAGATTCTGGAGCTGATGGGCGGACGCTGGAGACAGTCGACCAACCAGACGCAGTACGCGAACTGGCAGGGCGGCGGCACAACCGGAGTGAGCACCTATCTGGCGGGAATGCACGCCATGGTGTTCATCAACTTCCCCAACAAGCGCCACACCAAGATCGACCCCAAGTGGCAGAACATGAACCTGTGGGCCGGGGAGTACGTCGCCAAGACGGCGTATGACCCCAACGGGATGATCATGGCGGGAACGGGCTACAATTGCGTACTGGGCGTGGGACTGCCTCCCGATCCGCTGGCTACGAGCCGGGCCAGGATAGCGGTAGCGGTTCCGCAGACGACTTAACGGAATTCCCAGCGGCTGCACTAGAATTGGTGCAGCCTTGGGCCCTTCGGCGATATCGGCAGTGAACCCGCTCGACAGGCTATGCGTCAATGGTGGCTTGCGCGGGGGAAACGAAGGGCAACCGGGACGCGCCGGACGCGCACGGGCTCGATGCGGGTGGAAATCGAGAGGAGCCGGGGACAGATCGGCACAGGGCGGTGGAAGGCCGCCTCTAAGTTTGAGGGGATGAAATGCCGGAAGCTAAGAAGTTTTGCCCACGGTGCGGAAGGCCAGGCGTGCGGGTATCGCACCCGACAGATGAGGTTTGGAACTGCCCGACAAAGCATGGGGAGATTTTCAGGGCGCAACTGAAGGGCGTGGAACTGCAAGCGCCCGCGCCGGCGAAGATCGAGAAGCCGAGCGGGAGAAGGACGAGGGTAGCGTGATGGCGAAGAATCCTTTTGGCGGGGCTGGCGAGCAATCGACGAAGAGCGCGGCTGAGCTTGAATGCGAAATCAAGCAAGTCGAGTTGGAGACGGCGCAGATCCGGCTGGAGCAGATGCGCGAGGAAAACGAGGCTTACCGCGCGCGGAAGGCGGCAAGAATCCGCGCCAACGAAGCTAACCTGGCGCAGCTCAGGACCGACCATCTGAACAAGCTGAACGAGATCAGAATCTGCACGCACCGGCAGGGTGGAAGCCCAGGCCGGGAGCGGAAGGGCT